CTGTCTTAATTAAGGTAGTATCAGTTTCATAAATTAACTTTAATGTGATATAATCAATATTACATTAACAAACATGAGGTAAAGAAAATGTTAATAGTAGAAAGCAAAACGCTGGAATATCCTGAAGACTTGAAATTTGAAATCAAAACAAGTCCGATGACATTCCCAAGCGGCAACAAATCAAAATCACGCATAGCAGTTATGCACGATGGCGATTTCAAAGACAAAAAAGATGGCATTGAAATTTATGACTACGATGTGGGCTCTGATTATTCACCGCACTCACATTATAAAGTCATGGACATTGCCAGCGAAATCTTAGCAAGTAATTTTAACACCAATGACATTGATGTTTATGATTATCTTGACAAAGAGTACGCACAAGCAAAAAGAGAAATTATATTAAATGATTATTCAGAGAATATAAAATCTCAACGCAAATTAAATGATACTTGCTCAATTAAGGTAAACATTGAAAGTTCACTTGATGGTAAAAAACCAATGAGAATAACAATATCAATTATAAGGCTTGCTTGTAAAAATGGAATGACAACCGCTGATAATTTTATTACAAGTGTAAGAAAACATACTTCAGCGTTTTCATTGAGCGACTTTAAAGATAAGGTTATTTATTATGCAAGTAATGGAGCTAAATCTTTTGAGCGTGATATTGAAACTTTCAAAGACCTTGTTAAAAGAAATATAACTGATGAAGAGGTTATAAAGTTTCTTAAACAAGGGATGTGCTACACAAAGAAACCTAGCAAAGATACTTCCGAACATTTCAATAAAAAAATGTTCGAAAATATGTTGAGAGAGTACAGACTTAATCAACGCTTTTTAGGTTCGACAGCGTGGGCGTTGTACAATGCAATGACACATTACTCAACGCATGCGGAAGATAGTAAATGGCTTGATGACAAGCAGGAACTTAAAACAAATACTTTAAGAGTAATTGATTTAAGAGAGCGTGAAGTTTACAAAGCTTTAACTTCTGACGCATGGCAATCACTTCTAAATTCAGCAAGCTTTGTTGAATATAGATAACACTTCAACGGGTGAGACTATCTTAAACAAGGTAGTCTCATCACATCAATAGGCAGACCCGCCTAATTAAATCAAAACTTTAAAATCTAAACTTTAACCCCCCCCGCCCCCCTTTTAATTTTTTTTATCTTGGTGGGGGTCTATCTCACGCAGCGGTAGGGAAAAATAAAAGTGTATTTCGGCGGCGAGCCCTGCGGGCTCGTCTCTGATACTAAAAACACAACATATAGTGGGGCAGCAATATAATTAACACAACATCTTGACATTATTTAAAAAAAAGTTGTATTATTACCATAAGGACAACTACGCTCAAAATTTCATGTCAAATAATAAACGGATTTCGGAGATAGTATCTACTCTCAAGAAACGCCACAAAGAATTTAAATTAAACTATTATGAACCTTATAGGTTTCAAAAAGATTTTCATGAGGCAGGTAAAGACGCTAACCAACGATTATTGATGGCGGCCAACCGAGTTGGCAAATCCTATGTCGGGGCGATGGAGATGTCGATGCACCTAACAGGAGAATATCCTGATTGGTGGCAAGGAAGACGATTTAAAGAACCGATTAGAGCATGGGTTTGCGGGGCATCTAATGAAACCACAAGAGATATTTGTCAAAGAGAATTATTTGGGCAACCTGACAACCCAAGAGATAAGGGACACGGAAGTATTCCCAAACATCTCATTGGAGAAACAACAAGAAAACCTGGTGTGCCAAACGCACATTCTTCGGTACTTGTTAAACACAGCACAGGTGGGTGGTCTAGGGTTGCCTTTAAAGCCTATGAAATGGGTGCTGAAAAATTTATGGGGGAGAGTATAGATTTAGTTTGGCTCGATGAAGAACCCTCACAAGACATTTATTCACAATGTATCACTCGTACACTAGATAGGAGAGGAATGGTCTATTTGACCTTTACCCCTGAATCAGGTATGACCGAGGTGGTACAGAACTTTACAACCGATTTAAGACCCGCACAGGCTCTAATTACGGCAGGCTGGGAAGATGCAGGACATTTGACCGAGGATATGAAAGAACAAATCCTACAAGCCTTGCCCCCGCATGAGCGTGAGTTAAGGTCTAAAGGCATACCGATGATAGGTAGTGGATTGGTGTTTCCAATTGCAGAAGATAATTTAGCAGTTGAACCTTTCACCATTCCCGAGCACTTCCCGAGGATTGCGGGGCTAGATTTTGGCTACGACCACCCTACTGCTGTGGTTTGGGTAGCCTGGGATAGAGATGAGGATATTGTTTACATCTATGATTGTTATAGAATGAAAAAACAAACGCCTGACTATCACGCATCGCATATCAATGAAAGAGAGGGCAGCCACTTTATCCCAATTTCTTGGCCACACGATGGCTACCAACACGATAAAGGCTCAGGTATAACATTGGCAGAGCAATACAGAACCGCTTATGTCAATATGTTGCCGTTTCATTTCGAGAACCCACCTGCATTAGGTGAGAAGAAAGGCGGTAATTCAGTTGAGGCAGGATTGATGGACATGCTGACCCGCATGGAGCAGGGCAGATTTAAAGTATTTAACACAATGTATGATTGGTTTGAGGAATTTAGACTATATCACAGAAAGGATGGTAAATTAGTGAAGATAAGAGACGATTTAATGTCAGCTACTCGTTATGCAGTAATGAGCTTAAGACACGCTGATGTAGAAACATCAAAATGGAAACAACAAGGCCCATTAGGGCCTGAAGTAGGAGTAGTATAATGGCATCTTATGAATTTCCTGTACCAAAAACCCCATGGTGGAAAAGGGCGGGTGGAGGAATTTTATCAACAGCAGGTAATGTGCTTAAATACCCAATTAAACACCCTCTACTTTCTGCCGCCGCATATTATGGCGGAGATTGGGCACTTGATAAGATTGGGCAAGGATTGGATTATATAGACGCTCCTGTCTACCCGCTTGGTTATGGCATATTAGACGATGAAACAAAGTATCAAACTTATCCTGGGGAAAAAGCTTTTTTAACAAGAGGAGAGTTAGATACAAGGCCTCATTTAAGTGATTTTGATAGAGAAGCTAACGAATATTTTATGGATTCCGTGGACTACGATTTAGACAAAATGACAAATACTTACAATTACAACCAAGATGACATTAACAAAATGTACGAAAATGTAACAACAACTGAACAACAAATGTATGACGAATTGCTGAATCCAGTTAAGACTACAACTGAACCCCCTACCCCGAAACCTCCTGTAGAAGATGTTGGGTTATTTGGGGGCTTACCTATTCAAGAGATTTATATGATGAGCCAATTATTAAACAACCTGCAAGGGAGCAATACAGCTCCTCAAATTGCAGCACAAGCCCCACGAAAAGGGCTGTCTTTAGCTGGATATGATGAACAAAAACGAAAAGGACTAATAGCATGAAAAAAAAGAAAATGACAGAAAGCGAGCTTATAGCTCACCTTGGCTCTGAACTAAATGCAGCCACAGGACACATGAATAGCGAACTCTCTAAACAAAGAGAGGATTCTATGAAATATTACCTTGGCGAGAAGTTTGGTAATGAGATTGATGGCCGTAGCGAGATTGTAACTACTGATGTAAGAGATACGATTGAATACATAATGCCAAGCCTTATGCGTATATTTACTACGCATAACAATGTAGCTGAATTTGAGCCACAAGGCCCTGAAGATGTAGAGATGGCAAAACAAGCCACCGACTACTGTAACTATGTATTTAACAGGCAAAATGAGGGGTTTAAAGTCCTCTACGATGCTTTTAAAGACGCTTTAATCAGCAAAACAGGTATTATCAAGCATTGGTGGGAAGAAAAAGCAGAAATCAAAACAGAATACTACACAAATCTTACAGATATCGAATATCAATCAATTTTAACCAATGATGATTTTGAAGTTAAAGAACATACAGAAAATCTTATTCAAGAAGAACAAAAAGACCCAAATGGCAATGTTATTCCAGCGGCTTACTCTCACGATGTAACAGTTTTAAAAAGCAAGGTAAACGGGCAGGTTAAATTACAAGCAGTACCGCCTGAAGAATTTTTAATCACCAAAAGAGCCGTAGATTTAGAATCAGCTCCTTTTGTTTGTCATCGAGTTAAGAAAACAGTTACAGACATGATATTAGAGGGCTATGATGAGAAAATTTTGGCTAAAATACCATCATATACCGAGGGAGAGGCAGAATACAACCAAGAAAGATTAGCTAGATTTGGCTACGATGACACAGATATACCGCCTGACCCTAGAGAGGGTGCAAACAAAACAATATGGATTGAAGAATGTTACTGTAAAGTAGACTACGATGGAGACGGAATAGCTGAATTAAGGAAGATTACTAAAGGAGGAGAGTTTATTCTTGAGAATGTTGAGATAGATTATCTCCCGTTTTCAACTATTTGTCCCCTACCTATTCCACATAAGTTTTATGGAATGTCGGTAGCAGATACTGTAAAAGACATACAGCTTATTAAATCTACTATTGTAAGAAACTTGTTAGATAACATGTACTTAACGAACAATGCTAGATACGCTGTATTGGCAGGACAAGTTGAATTAGATGACTTATTAACATCGAGACCTGGCGGAATTGTAAGGATGCGTGCTCCTAACGCTGTAACACCCCTGCCAACTCCGCAGATGCAGCCTTTCGCCTTTGAAATGGTCAAATATCTTGACCAGGTTAGAGAAGAAAGAAGTGGCGTTTCCAAGATGACACAAGGTCTCAACCCTGATGTATTAACATCTCATGTAACTTCAGGAGCAATATCAGCAGCAACAGAGTCTGCTATGCAAAGAATTGAGCTGATTGCTCGCATGTTTGCAGAGACAGGTGTCAAGAATTTGTTTAGATGTATATATCAGTTGGTACAAAAATACGAAGACAGAGAGAAAATGGTCTTCTTGAACAATAATTTTGTACCTATTGATGTATCAAGATGGAAAGATAAGCTTAATTGTATTGTCAATGTTGGCATAGGTTCGGGTTCTCAACAAACCAAAATGCAAACATCAGCGTCAATAATGCAAATTTTACAGAGTTTAATCCAAGCTGGCATGATGGGAACATTAGTTACTCCTCAAAACATATACAACACGATTAGTGAATACATAGAGCAAGCAGGATATAAAAATCCTGACGAGTTTATATCTAACCCTGCGAATATGCCACCACCGCCTCCGCCACAACCAAGCGTTGAGGAGAAAGTGCAGCAGCAAAAAGCACAAGTAGAATTACAAAAACTACAACTACAAGCTCAAGAACTACAAATAGACGCACAAATAAAATCACAGGAGCTAGAACTTAAGAAAAGAGAGGCATCTGTTGAGTTAGCTATTAAGAAAAAAGAATTAGAGATTAAAGTTGCAGAGCACTCACTTAAGGAGGCTGAGCTAGTGCTTGAGGCAACGCAAAAAAGGCCAGTAGCGATAGGAGACACCTAATGGCTGCGTTTCTGCCTTTACTCCCAATCATAGGAAATGTTAGTCGTGTAAAAAGATTTGCAACCGCCGTAGTACCAAAGTTTATAAACTTTTATTATAAAAATATAAACAAAGCAATAAAACAGGGCAAAAAGCCTGACATAAACAGAGCAATAAGCGGTCTTCAGCAACACAGAGGAATGGTTTTAGCTAGTGAAAAAGCAATTAAAAACGAAAGCGACAGAACAAAAGCTTTAAAGATGATTGATGAGGCAATATTAAAAATACAAAACATAAAAGTTCCTGTTAAGCCAGGGAGGGCGACTAAAGTAGTATCTAAGGAATACGAAAAAGGGTTTAATTATCAAAATGTTATAAGAGACACTAAAGCCACAAAATTCAAAAATAGAATTAAAAAAAAATATTAGGAGATGACTATGCCACAATCAGCAGCACAAAGATTTAAAAACAGAATAAGGTTTAAAGTATGCCCTGATGGGGGAAGAGTTCCTCAAGGGTTTCCATGTACACAACCACCGCCTAATAGGCGGAGGGTTATACAACATAAAGCTATTGGCTATGATGTTGGCACAACACGGAGAAACGGAAAAAAATCTTAATGTCTAAATTTGATACAAAATCAGAAATGACAAACACAGAATTACAGCAATTAATGCTTAAATATCGACTTTCAATAAACGAGGTCTGCTTGAAGACATCAATTCCTAGAAATGATATTCAAGGCTACCTTAGTGGGAGAAAAACTATAACCACAGAGTTTGTGGATAGAATCAACCAAATAGGAGAAGACAACAATGGCAACTAAAAACGAGCAAATAAAAGATGGGCAAGACGCTCAATCTTTATTGGAAAGTCCGTTAATTGTAAGTGCGTTTAATAAAATATTAAATGAGGGCTATCAACAATGGATTTCAACCAAAGCGATAGAGAATGATGAGAGAGAGGCTCTTTATCATCAACAAATCGCAGCTTTAAAATTTAAACAAGTTCTAATAAACACAGTAGAAAACGGAAAATTATTAGAAGAAGAAAGAAAGTCGGAGGTTAAATAATGGCTATACCTAAAAAACCATCGGCAATCAAAGGGATTCCTGTAACGGATGTAAGTTCTGCACAGGATGCACTTTTAAGCTTAATGGGGACTCAACAAGAGCAACCCCCTGCTGAAGAAGTGCAAGAAGAAGTAGAGGAAAATACTTCTGAACAGGCAATGGAAAATGCCGAATCAGTTGAGACAGAAGCAGTTGAAGAACCTGTTACAGGGGAAGTAACTGCCGAAGATTTGGATGATGATGCCCAAGAAGAAGAAACTCAAGAAACCGATACATACACCATCAAAGTAGATGGTAAAGATGTAGATGTTACTCTTGATGAGCTTAAGAAAGGGTACAGCAGACATGCTGATTACACACGCAAAAGTCAAGTATTGTCAGAGCAAAGGCAAAGAGCCGACCAAGAGTTGGTGGCCACTCAACAGGAAAGACAGCGATACTTAACACAACTTGAACAAATAGGAAAACAAGCTGATTCAGAAATGGAAAAATACAAAAAGCTTGATTGGAATAAAATCAAGGACGACGACCCTATGGACTATATGGCAAAGCGAGATGCTTACCGAGAGTTGCAAGATAATAAGAAAAAACTTGAAGAAGAAGAACAAAATGTTTTAGCTAAACAACAGCAAGAGGCTGGACAAAGATGGCATGAAACATTAGTTCAACAACAAGATGTTCTTAAAAACAAACTTCCTGAATGGGTAAACCCTGAAACAGGGCCTAAACTTAAATCACAGATAAAAGCGTATGCTCTTTCAAGTGATATAGGTTTTACCGAACAAGAAGTTAGCAGTTTGGTGGATGCTAGGTCGGTCATGGTGTTGCATAAAGCAATGCTATACGACAAGCTTAAACAAACTAAAATTGCAAAAAAGAAGACCAGGGTAGTGCCGAAAGTAACCAAACCAGGAACTGGAGTTTCAAAAGCAGATGTCAGTAGTGAAAAGCACGCACAATTAAGACGAAAAGCTAAATCATCAGGGAAAGTCGATGATGCTGCAAAGTATCTTGAATCCTTGTTATAGCTTTTTATATATAAAACTTTTAGACACATTGAGGTGTAAATCAAATGGCACAATTAACAAACACATTTGAGACTTATGATGCTGTCGGTAACAGAGAAGATTTGCAGAATGTTATTTATAACATCTCTCCAACTGATACTCCATTTATGTCGAGTATTGGTCAGGGAACTGCATCATTCACTAAACATGAATGGCAAACAGATTCTCTAGCAGCCGCAGCAGCTAATGCTCAAGACGAGGGAGATGACTCTCCTAGTGCTGCATTATCAGCTACAACTCGTGTTCTCAACTATACACAGATTTCATATAAACCTGTTATGGTGTCAGGAACACAAGAAAAGGTGATACACGCAGGCGTTAATTCAGAGTTAGCTTATCAAATAGCTAAAGCTGGTAAAGAACTTAAAAGAGATATTGAACTTGCTCAAACTGGTAAAGTGGCGGCAGGTGCAGGTAGTGGTAACGGAGCTTCGGCTCGTACTTCAAGAGGTTTTGAATCTTGGACAACTACTAACAATGTTTATGGTTCAGGTGGTTCTAACTCATCAGGTTCTGTTACAGACGGAACTCAAAGAGTTTTAACTGAATCAATCTTAAAAACAGAAATAAAAAACTGTTATGACGGAGGTGGAGACCCTGACCTTTTAATTGTTGGCTCGTTCAACAAACAAAAAGTTTCAGGCTTTACTGGAAATAGCACTAGAATGGATATGGCAGAAGACAGGAAACTGGTTACTACCATTGATGTTTATGTTTCTGATTTTGGAGAAGTCAGAGTAATGGCTGATAGAATTTTAAGAAGCTCGGGCAGAAGTGCTTTAGTGGTAGAAAGTTCTATGTGGTCTACTGCTTATTTAAGACCTTTCCAAACAATAGAACTAGCAAAAACAGGTGATGCTGAAAAGAGACTACTCTTGGCAGAATGGACACTTGTTGCTAAAAACGAAGCAAGTTCGGCAACTATTGCAGACTTAACAACTTCGTAAATAAATTTAACTTTCCTCATAGTTAGTTAAGGGGCGGCTTTTATTTTCATTTTCTTTCGCTGCCCCACCACAACTTTGATACCAAATTAATAATGACCTTGAAGATGTATCACTTCGGAACGAGGGTTATTAACACGGAGAAATTTAATGAGAACATTAAACGATTATTTTATAACAGCTAAAATAGCTGATATATCAACAGCATCAAGCACATTTGTAGCTGTACCTGATGGTGGTAAAATTATTAAAATTATTACTGCTCTACAAGGTGCAATTAGTGGTGGAAACGCTGCTATTACATTTGAGTTAGGTGGTACTGCTGTAACTAATGGCGGCATAACAGTTGCACATTCAGGTTCAGCAGCAGGAACTGTAGATTCAGCAACACCTACAGCAGCTAACGAAGTTGCCGAAGACGGGACTATCGAGATGATTACAGATGGTGGTTCTACTGGAGCTAAAGTCTTGTATGTAACATTTATAATTAGGAGATAAGCATGGCAAATTGGGCATGGGGTTTACGAGTAATCGCAAACCATACAAGAACCACAAGTGGAACTTCAGCACAAACATCAGCCTTTGGCTCACAAACAGAATATGTAAGAGTAACAACTACAGGGCCTGTATTTATTGAATTTGCAGCAAACCCTACGGCAGTAGCAGCTACTTCAATATACATGGCAGGAGATGAATCTATTATCTTTAAAGTAGATGGTGGCATGAAATTAGCTTCCATTCATGGTAGTGGAACTCCTACTGTTTATGTGCAGGAGTTAAGTGAGTAATGAGACGCAAGATTAGCAATAATCAAATATTTCATTATGACAACCCTAGTGGTGAGTTTGCTATAGAGCATATAGAGGACATTCAACCCCTTATTGATTCAAACAAACGCTTACAACAAGAAGACCATCTTATGAAAGATGAGTTTAGGTTATCTGCGAGGATTCCGACAACTGTTGTATACGAATGGAGAAGAAAATTTGGGGTTGATATTTTCAATCCAAACCACAAGGAGGCTGTTAAAAAATTATTAAACAGCCCTGATTACAGATATTTAAAAACAACGAATAGGAGAATATAATGGTAGCACGACTCATAGTACATGCTCTAAAAAAGGCTTTTAAAAGAACGCCTAAATTAAAAAATAACAAAAAAGAACCTACTAGGTTTGAATTTAATGACAAAAAAAATCCTGATGAGGATGCTCTTAATGAGTTTATCAAAAGAAGCATGTCACTTAAAATAAAAAGGTAAAAAATAAAATGGCGATATCAACATTTTCAGAATTAAAAACAGCAGTAGCTAATTGGCTAGATAGGTCAGATTTAGACGACAGAATACCTGAATTTATAGCACTAGCAGAAGCTAGACATAGGCGAGATTTTAAAATAAGAAGAATGGAAACCCGTGTTACTGCAAACACGATTGCAGATACAGAATTTTATACATTACCTGACAACTATGTTGCCATGCGTAATATACAGCTTAATACTAGCACAAAAACAGCTTTAGAATATTTAACTCCTGAACAAATGGATAGGGTTAGAGCGGGAAGCACAACAGGAAAACCTAAAGCCTATTCAATTATGGGCAATACTTTTCAGTTGAGGCCTATACCTGACGCTATATACGAAATTGAAATATTATATTACAAACATTTTACTGGATTATCAGATTCTAATACCACAAACGATATGCTCACCCATCATCCTGATATATATTTATATGGGGCATTGGTTGAGGCAGAGCCTTACTTAAATAACGACAAAAGAATACAAACTTGGGCAGGATTTTATGATAGGGCTAAAAACGATTTAATTACCACAAACGAAAGAGACAGACATTCAGGTGTAGCTCCTACTACAAGAATTGATTACGGAGCTTACTAATGACTACATGGACAGGAGTAAGCACAAGTTCTACATCTTGGACTAATGTAAGCGATGTATCACAAGGTTATTTTGAAACTGAAGATAATATTTATTTATTAACAGACGAAGATGGCGTCATCTTTCAACAAGAAGATAATAAAGCAATAGCTCCTGATGATTGGCAAGACATTCCAGCAGTAGCAACAACCACTTGGACAGTACAATAGATGGCAACTAAGAAATTTTCAGATTTAACAACTACAAGCACACCTAATAGTGCATCAGTATTTGC